GCTAGTTTCTGAGTCCATACCAAACCTTGGGTAGCCAAGAAAGCACCGTAAGGCATGGAATAAGAGTTAAGAAAGGAAAAAGTATCAGTAGTACTAAAAACTCCACTAGAGATAATAATAGGTTTCTGTAGAAAATCTATTACACTCTGTGGCGTCATTTGTGTATCGTTCATGGCTATAATAGTATTGTCAATGTGAGCAACCATAGACTCATCTCTTTGAGTTACAGTAGCATCATCAACAAACTTAGTAGTAGCATTTTCTTGAACGATTCCGGATTCAGCTTCAACTGAAGTATTCTCCGGTTCAGAAATTTGGGTAACAGTTCCTGAGCTGTTTGTGTTATTAAGGGGAACACCGACCACACTTTGATTAAGTGAAGCGACTAAATTGTTAAAGTGTGTTTTATTAGTCATTTAGACACACCGTCCGAGTTGCTCTAGGAGTTTGGTTATTTAGCCAGTCCACCTTGATCATTATGAGTAAATACTCTGGACTTTTAACGCTGGCAGCACTACTGAAATTTTAGGGTCTCGGATTTATATATTTCAGCAAGATCACACCTGCGAGTTTTGATCAGTTTAAAGACATATCAGGTCTGTGCTTTGAATTTTACAATAAGTAGTACTTCAAACTACTGGACAATAATTGACATATATCAAGTACTAATAATAGTACTCGATATTGAGAGTTCTTTGAAAAGCACTCTCATATGTCGAAGGTATAGTACCATGCGGAGAAATTTCCTCATAATACCTATCTTTAAGATCTAAGAGATGATCACGCCAACTATTAAATAATATAGGTCCATGCAAAGACATTTCTGACAAAGCATTTAATATATTATCAACAGCTATCTGATCACCTGCCCGACCTTTTGAGGTCCAATTTAACATTTCAGTTATACTGGCCATTTCAATAGGGGCGATCCATCTACCTAAAGACTTATCGTAGACAAACGAACGTTTAAGAAACGAACATTCCGTTATAGAACGTAGAACTTTGAGTTTGACTCCAATTTTCTTAGTCTCATCCGTATACTTCATGCCACACAACTGCATAAGATAAGGCATCGTGTTTTCATTAAAAACATCACGATACTTTTTGTGTACACCACAACCATTATCATCGCCTAAAGCAATTATAACAGCGTGGGTATTAAATTCATCAATTGAAATATCAGCAAATTGCCAGGCCATCATAAAAAGAATGTTATTAACCATGGTGTTTAAAAGAGCAGTAACAGCACATCCACTCGGATTGCGTCCTTGCCACTCATAAACTTTACCACGAAAAACGTGTCTGGAATTACTAATTTCCATCCAAAGAAGAGTACGGATCTTATTATCTGATTTTTGTTGTTCAGTAGTATTTCCATACCACCGAGAAATAATAC